CTATTGTGGTATTTTCATCAATATAATTCAAATCATTGTGTAAATTTCTTCCCCAATGATTGTTAAAATCAATTATTTCACGATTACGAAATGTTACATTGGAACGAAGTATACGAAATGCTTCAGTAATATGATCGTGTATTTCATTATGCATATTATTAATAGTATTATAACTTTCATCCATAGCTAAGACTGGTTGATGAACAATTTCGCCAGAATTATTACGATTGACAGATATATTGATAATAGTTTCATTATCACTGTCATTATTAGTTTGTTCGTTTTCATCATCACTGTCTTCATCATCTTCTAATATTGATTGTTGTTCAGTTGTGTTATCATTTTCATATTCAATTGCATATTCTAAAATAGGATATGAATTGTTATTTAACATACCATTCTCAATGTTATAAATATTGACAATTTCTTCTTTACGACAAACTGGACAATTTGTATTATTAGTAGATACACATTGTTCTCTACAATGGAAACATAAATAATGTTTACATAGTGTCATATCGATTGTATTATCTGAGCAAATACAACAAACTTGTTCTTCATTATAAGGAATAATTACTTCTTCTAATTTCAATTGATTATATGATTGTGGACTAACTAAATCGCCATTGTATATTTTATAAGTGGATACAATTTCTTCTATTTTATATAATGCTTGTTCTACATTTTTATATTTCACAAACAACAAAGAATATGCTTGTTTCTTTTTTCGATTATTTTTAGTAATCAAACATTTTATATTGATAGATTCAAAATTGATAATTTTGTATTTGGAGTGAATGACCACATAACAGTTTACACCATCTATTTTTACAGGTCGAAAGTGATATGTTTTATGTCTGGTCAAATGTTCTTTTATCAATTTTGCTAATGAAGATACTTTTTCTTTTTTTTCTTTTGTTTCATTTTTTATTTTCATATTATTTACACTAGGAACACGTGGAAGGTTGGCTTGATATGCCATATCTAATTCTGCAGGACTTAAGGTTTGATAATATGCCATTTTGTTTTGTTTTTAATATTCTTCCATTTTATGTAATAAAGTAATTCAATTTTTCTGCATAAATATATAAAAACAACATGTTCTCTATTATAATAAAAATCCTAAATAAAAATGAATTATTGGAAAATTATCATGTTAATATTATTTTGCTATCGAATGACAAATGCAAAATTGACAAATCCATTTAAGATAAAACATCCATTGCAAAATTGGAATATTATTCAAACAAAAGGTCAAGGTTTGATAAAAATTATACGCCCACAAAATATTGTCCCTACATTATTTTTATGTTTTACTGGTGGATGGATAACAAATCCATCTATAAAACATTTACTAAGTTCTCCAACTTTCATTGTAAGTTCATTGAATACAATTCAAGTAATGTCCAGTAGTATGGTTATAAATGATATATTTGATTTAGAAATTGATAAAATAAATAATCCCACTCGTCCATTAGTAACTGGAGAACTTACAAAAAAAGAAGCTATTTTATTCAATTGTATAATAATAGGTTCTATTGAATTGTTATCATTTTTTTATTTGACAAATACGTTAAATCTCATTGTAAATTTGGCATTGTTAAACGTTACATTATATACACCTATTCTCAAAAAAATAGTATTTGTAAAAAATCTGTCATGTGCATTTTTAGTATCATTTTCATTGTTTTTTTCGGGATTGGCTACTACAAATGTAAAAAATATGTATACTATAACAATGAGCGAAAAAACCAAAGAATTATTATGGATTGCTTCGAGAACTATATTTTTTGGTTCATTATATAATGAATTATTATTAGATATGCACGATTATGAAGGAGATAAACAAAATAAAATTTACACAATTCCAGTTATTTTTGGATTAAATAATTCATTGGTTCTCGCAAATAGAATAATGAAAGTGAATATTGTATGGCATTCATTAAAGATAACACAATTGTATAATTATAAATACGGATTGTTATTTTTCTGTATTATAAGTCCAATGTTACATTATCTGAACGAAATAAAACATTCCAAGTTCTCAAAAGAAAGTATTTATAATGCAATAAAAAATACAAATATACCTTTATTTTTGGTATTATCTTATTTATGTCTACTTGTAAAAATTATTTAGAAAAAGTAAAATAATATAAAAAAAACACTATATAAAAAGTAAGTAATATATTTAATTAACAGAATATGAACGAACAAAATAATGTATTGACTATCAAAACGGTTCAAATACAGCCGATTCGTAATATGATTACTGCAATTAAAGATATTTTAACGGATGCTACGATTACGTATACAAAAAAGGGGATGAAAATTATTAATTTCGATAAAACACATACAATATTAGTAAATGTCAGTTTAAAAGCACATAAATTTGAACAATATGTGTGTAATCCAGATAAAATAATAGTTTGTGCAAATACGCTTCATTTATTTAAAGTAGTTTCAACGATGTCGAATGATGATACGTTGTCGATGTATATTGATAAAAACGATTATCATGATGGAATTGTATCCCATTTGGGATTACAATATGACAATGGAGATATCAAACAATGTTATAGTCAGAAATTGCGTTTAATTGAACCTGACATGGAAGAATTGGTTGTTCCAGATGTGGAATATTCGACGGTAATCAATTTACCAACTGCGGATTTTCAAAAAATTATTCGTGATTTAAATGGTATTTCAGATCGTATTGAAATTAAATCGGTAGGAAACGATTTGATATTTTCGTGTGAAGGAAATTTCGCAAGTTCACGTATATTCCGTTCGGAATCGGATGGATATATGGAATTTATACAAAAACCAGATGCGTCTGTTATTATTCAAGGAGAATTTTCATTGAAAAGTCTTAGTCATTTTATTAAATGCACACCATTATGTAGTCATTTAGAAATGTATTTAGGAAACGATTTACCACTGATTGTAAAATATGATGTTGCATCATTAGGAGAAATTAAATTGTGTTTGGCTCCATTGCCACCTTCATAATTTTTACAACTTTTTCCAAGATATTATAATATAAAACTTATGTTATAATATAGTTTTTATTTTTATGGAAAAAAAGATACAAACAATAAAAAAAGAATATTTTTGGAAAAATCTAAATAACACGACTTTTTACTTCTTTTGAAACAACACGACCAACAATATCGGTTTTTCGAACGTTTTTAACTCTGGTATAAATTACGACTAAATTTGCCATATAGGAATAACGTGAATATTGTTTAGCCAGCATACACCCTTGTGTAACAATTTGACGTATATGTTTTTGTAGTAATTTCATACCGTGAATTTTCGCAATAACGTGACAAGAAGAAAATCCTTGAACGTGAAACCAAATATCATCTGTAGTTTCAGCCGCATTGTCTAATATGTCAAAATTTTCTTCGGCACTTTCACCTACTTCATAAATAACGTCGCATTTTAAACTTTCAATGTATCTTGGTATTTTCTTCATAGTTGTATAACAATAATATTAATTTGTATTTATATTTATTTACTAATATATATTCAATTTTATTATTTTATTGGGGTTTATCACTGTTCCATACATCTCGCAAAAATCTGTGAAAATCTATATTTTTAACAGGATGAAAAATGTTTGTTTTATTCATTTCATTATAATGCCAATCATGACGGTATAATATAGTATTTAATTCTTCCGGAAAATCGCATTGTAAATTAGATTTCATTGCAATGGTCGGAAACATTGCTTCAATAAACATTAATTTTTTATATGTTTCTGCATATTTAAAAATATGACATAACAGTTTGAACGACATTCTACAAGCACATACCAATGTATTATAATATGGTTCTTTTAATGGAACATCGATTATATCCCATAACCATTCACCTTTTTTTTTATTTTCAAATGGTTTGGTTAATAAATCGCTTTTTGGATAATTAGCATCTATATTTTTCAGTATATTTGCATCGTTAAAAAATACATCGTCTTCGATAAACCATACATGTTGATATTTATTTTTGGTATCTATTCGATTATGATATAATAGATAAAAAAAATATAATGCTTTATCCCATCCAGAAACTATTTTATTCAATGTAAAATTGGATAATTGGAAACCTTCTTCTATACAATTTACATAATTGAATTGTGCTATCATTAATCGTGGATATTTTGTATCAAAGAATTCTTTATTTTTTTCATAATATTTTTCACTTTCATCGTCAATGACTACTACTATATCATAACCTTGAATAGTATTTAAAAAATCCATATATGTATAATTTGGTTTATGAAATATTACACAAATACATTTATCATTTGCCATTGTAATATTATTTAATATATTATGAAATATTTTTATGTATTTATGTTTTTTTCAGCGATATAAATAAAACTACAAATCTTCTCTTAGCCATTCATGAAATTCAATCATTTTGATTGGATGAAATAAATTGGTTTTATTGATTTCATTATACACCCAAGGTTTGTTATATTCTAATGTTCTCAATTCAATAGGAAAATCACATTGTAAATTATGTTTCATTGCAATAGTAGGAAACATTGCTTCAATAAAAAATAATTGTTTATAGTTTTCCACATATTCAAATATATAATTCAAAAGTTTTTGTGACATTCTACATGCACATACTAATGCTTTGTAACGTTTATCTTCATTATGAATATGTATAAAATTCCACAACCATTCTTCGTTTTCTTTTTTTTCGTGTATTTCTTTGCATAATAAATCACTATTTGGATAATTAGCATCTATATTTTTCAGTATATTTTCTTCATAAAAAAATACGTCGTCTTCAATAAACCAAATATGTTGATATTGTTTTTTTAGTTTTATTTTTTCTTTATACAATAAATAATTGTAAAATAATGCTTTATCCCAACCTGCAACGGTTTTATTCAATGTCAAACTCGACAATTGGAAACCATATTCGATACATTGAATGAATTCAAATTGAACAATAATAATATTCGGATATTTTGTATCAAAAATTTCTTTATTTTTTTCATAATATTTTTCTATATTGTCATCGATTACTATAACTACGTCATAATCTTGGATAGTATTCAAAAATTCCAAATGAATAGTATTTGGTTTATAACAAATTAGACAAATACATTTATTGTTTGTCATTGAGTAGTATATAATATATAATATATAATATATACAATATATAATATTTTTTACATATACAATCCATTCCACATTATTTTCATAGCATCTCTACTATTAAAACCAGGGTTTATCATCATAAATAATTGTATATCCATAATAGCTTCTTGTTTGAAATTTTCCATTTCTTCTATTGTATACCATAAATCTTTACGTAAATCATTTTCCATTATATAATTTCGATCTATTATTATAAACTCTTCGTTTTCATTTTTGAATGAAATTTTTTTTTTTCGTTTTATACTATCCAATTCTTGAATAGTAACAATCATTTCTATAGTTGTAATCATTTCAAATAATAAATTTTTTATTTCATCATTCATTTCAATATAATTATAATGGGAAAAGAAATATTACTTTTTATTTTTTAACGACTTTGTATTTTTATATATTTTTTTTATTTTATTTATTTTTTTTCTATTCTTTTTGGTTTTTGTTTTTGTTTTTGTTTTTGTTTTTCCACCAAGTTTATTTTGTATTTTTAAATGGGGTTTTTCAATAAAAACACCGCCGAATTTCTCAACCATGCTTTCAATTTCATTATATAGTTCATCAATGTTTTGTGTGTTTTTATTTACATCTTTTCTATTTGGTATTATTACATATTTCAATATTTGATCTAATTTTATATTTGGAGTTATAAAACCGAATTCAATGCCACCATCGCAATAATCAAATAATTTTTCATTTTGCGGCAATGATCGGATTAGTTCTATAAAATCATTATAGGATTTATAACATGGTTGAGATATTGGGTCTGGATATTTATTACTATCTAAATTGTTATGATAGGTTTCTAAACATTTACAATTTCCCTTTTTATTTGGTTTTCCGTGCAAAGGTAAAAAACTATTTCCGCTATTTATAAAAAAACGATCATATTTTGATATTGTTTTATCAAGATCTAAATACAGTGAATATGATTTATCTATATCATTATTAATATATTCATATGTTAATGGAGTAAAGAATATTGTGTCTTGGTCATATCCGGAACCAGTAATTCCTAAACTGGATGGACTTAATAAAGTACCAGTTTTCAAAATATTATACAATGCTTCTAAATAGGTAGAATGTCTTAATAATAATGTATTTTCCATTATAATATAAGTACATTATTTCATTGATATTATTAAAATTCAGGTTCATGTTTCTTAAATAAACAACCTTGTTTGGATAAATTTTGTATATTGGTAATAATATTGGGATCTTGGTAATTTGGTGTATCCATCCATATTTTTATAATACAAAAATTTTTCTTTGGTGAAATAGTAATACCATTAATATGTTTATTCAATTTATGGTCTAGACATAAACTTTCACCACAAAGAAGATAAAATAATGTAGTCCATACTTCATATACTTGTTTATTTACTATTTTGTAGGAAAAACAACCGCCATTTCTATTTTTAGGATCTTCCCACATAGGAGTGATGCCTTCACGCATTACAAAAAGCATGCAATTTTTTACTATATTTTCGTTTATTTTTTCGTTCAATAATATGACTTTTTCAACGGTGTCTATTCCGTTCATAATGATTGTATAACTGGATAAATCCCAGTTGTTATTGTTTGGTAAATGATAATATAAATCCCATTTACCATGCAAATTATGGTTTGGGGTAGGAATACTCATTGCATCCATAATGATTACGCCCGTATTTATTAATGGTGGTTTGTTTTTATATAGTTTTTTATTATTTTTACCATATTTAGTAATTTTATATTTATATATTGTATATTATGGGAAAAAAATATACCAGAAAAAATATTGGTGGGGATGTTGATATAACACAAGTAAAAGAGACGATTGAAAAGTTAAAAATAGATATTAATCAAATAACAGAAGATGTAAACGAATTAGGAAAAAGATTAGAATTAAAGAATGAAATTTCCGAAAATGAAGCAAATGTTGATTTTGCTGATGTATATTCATCTGAAAACGTTTCTTCGGCTCCATCTGAAAACGTTTCTTCGGCTCCACCTGAAACCGATAATTCACCACCACCTGTTCCACCACAAACTGATAATTCACTTCCACCTGTTCCACCACAAACTGATAATTCACTTCCACCTGTTCCACCACAAACTGCACAAGATATAAAACAAAAAGAAATTACAGTTAATAATTATATCAAACAAGGTAATAATTTTATAACACAAGATAAAAAAATTTCAATAGACAATTTATTACAAATGGTTGATAATAAAAAACGCCAATCTAAAAATCTAAATAATAAATATGCAGATTTTATCAATAAAGCGAACAATATAATAAAAAATAGTAAAACCGAAAATAAAATAGAAGAAATCCAATCATTATGGAAAAATTCAGGTATTGAATTCAAAAATGATAATGTAATGGGAGGAAAAACCAAGAAACTTCAAAAAAAGTCAAGAAAACACAATAAAACCAGAAAATAAAATCATTTTATTTTATTCATATAATATAAAATGAACGACGAAATAAAAAATGAATACAATACTTTAGTAGGAAATATGGAACAATTAGAAAATAACATAAATGAATTAGAATTGAATTTGAATACAAATTCTTTAGAAGAGAAATTAGAAGAAAAACAAGAAGAGTTATTAGAAGCATTGAAAGAACCAGAAGATGCAACAAAATCAGAAGAACAATTATTAAATGAAGAAAAAAAAGAAATGAATATTAGAAGAAATATTATTCAAGATTATTTCGCAAATAAAAGTAAAAATGTGATTAAAAATGGACAAATGACACTTTTTAAAAATAATGCATGGAAATGGTTAAACGACACAAACAAAGCATTAGAACATTATTTATCAAGTACTTTATTTTATTATGAAAATAGAAATTGGATAAAATTTGTTCAACATTTTTGGGAAGATTCAACAAAATATCAAGATGCTTTCATACAATCTTTTAATGATTTAAATACGAAACTTGTAACAAATGCATATTTCAAAGATATAATGCAAAAATATAATAAAAACAAAATTCACGAATTAACAGACCAAGATGTAAAGTTTATTAATATTAAAAACCAAATCGATAAAGAATATAATGGTATTATTAAAATGCAAAAAAAAGGCGGTCGCAAAACAAAAAAAATACAAAAGATACAAAAAAAATCGAGAAAACAACGAAAATCACGAAGAATATAATCACTTACCATCCAATAAAACATAATCTTCTTTCATTTTTTGTATAATTTTATAAGTGTCTTTTTCTAATACAATATATTGATTACTTTTCAATTCAAATATATTTAAATCATTATCCATAATTTTTAATACATAATCCGTGTCAAAATTATTTATATTGAAACTATATTCCAGTGAACGTTTTACAAATGTACAAGATAATATTTCATTCCCAATCAAATAAGCATTTTTATCAATATGGATAACAATTGGATTTTTTAATTCGTGATGACAATATTCAATATTCAAAAATTTAACACATGAATATTCACACGGTAATGCATAAAATGATTTTTCATGAGTATCACAAACCTTATAAATATATTTATCATTCAAACGCATAGAAATCAAACAATCATATACTTTTCGGTCATTGATTAATACTGTTTTTGCGGTCTCAAACCATTGATCAAAATCATTTTTATAATTATTATCGTCGTTTGTCAATGAACTTTTGAAAAAGTGTATGGTATCTAATTCATCATAAGTTTCATCAAATGAAAACGATAATATTTTTTTTTCATATTCACTTTGGTCAATATAAGAAATAGAAATCCAATTATTATTAAATGGTTCAATACGATACCCAAACAATAAAGACTTGATAAATTCAATGCAATATAATGAATATTCCAATGACATATTTATTACACTATCTTTATCAATATTTGCATTATAAGTAGTGACTACTGTTTCTTTCATTTTACTGTATGTTGTAATAGCGTCCAAAACAATTGTATTATAATCTATATCACTAAGATATGAATGAATAAATCTAATAAGACAATGTACAATTAAAGTAATATTAGTTATTAGTTCGTTAAATGTATCGAATATTGAGCCTACTCCGTAATCGTTATGCATAATAATAGTTTGTAAATTATTATTATATTTAATAAGTTTTATTTAATTCAATTTTTTTATATTTATTATTTATCCAATGGAAGAAAAATCAAAATCGGCGAAAAAATACAATAAAGGTTTGTTCATTTTTCATAGAGATTTACGAATTGTAGACAATATAGGTTTGATAAATGCATGTTCTCAATGTAAAGAATTATATGTATGTTTTATATTTAATCCCGACCAAGTATCTAATTCGAATTCATATAAATCATCCAATGCAATTCAATTTATGATAGAAAGTTTAGAAGAATTGAAAGAAGAAATTGAAAAACAAGGTGGAGAACTTTTTATTTTTTATGGTAAACAAAGCAAAATAATAGAACAATTTATTGAAAAAAAAATCGAAGTAGTATTTTTTAATAAAGATTATACCCCTTATGCAGTTCAACGAGATAATGAAACTGTAGAATTATGTAAAAAACATAATATAGAATGTGCAATGTTCTCTGATTATTATTTATTTGAACCTGGTACTGTTACTACCGGAAGTGGTAAAGATGTTTATAAAAAATATACACCATTTTATGATGCAGTTATTAATAGAAAAGTGGATAAACCGAAAAGACAAGGTTTTCACGATAAATTAAAAAAAATGGAGAAAATGGAGAACATGATTACTTTAAAAAAAGCGTTTACTTTATTTACAAAAGAAAATCCAAACATATTAGTGAAAGGTGGTAGAAAAGAAGCATTGAATAAATTAAATCAAGCATTGAGAGAACAATTACATTATGATGAAACACGTGATTATTTTATTGAAAAAACCACTTTTTTATCATCGTATATTAAATTTGGTTGTGTATCAGTTCGTGAAGTATATTATGCTTTTAAAGAAAAGTTTGGTCTTCGTCATGGTTTAATAAGAGAACTTTTATGGCGTGAATTTTTTGCTCATATTTTGTATGCTTACCCGGAAACAATGGTTTCTTCTCATACTTTTAAAAATATACGTTGGCATAATTCCAAAAAAGATTTTGAAAAATGGTGTAAAGGTGAAACTGGATTTCCTACAATTGATGCTTTTATGCGTCAAATGAATGAAACCGGTTTTATGCATAATAGAGGTCGTATGGCAGTAGCCAATTTTTTAACAAAAACATTATTATTGGATTGGAGATTAGGAGCCAAATATTTTGCTCAAAAATTAACGGATTATGACGTAGCATCTAATCAAGGAAACTGGCAAAGTGTAGCAAGTACTGGTGTATATGCAACCGCATATTTTCGTGATATGAACCCTTGGATACAATCGAAAAAGTTTGATAAAAATGCTGAATTTATAAAAAAATGGATACCTGAATTGAAAGATGTTGATCCAAAAGATATTCATCGTTGGAATATTGCATATTTAGAACCAAAATATAAAGATATTTCATACATTAAACCAATGGTAGATTATAATGAACAAAAAGAAAAAATGTTATTATTGTATAAATCATAAATCACAAAAAATAATATAAAGTGTTATCATTATATCATCATTATATAATGCAAATATTTGTCAAAACTCTTACTGGTAAAACCATTACTTTAGAAGTCGAACCAACTGATAGTATTGAGAATGTAAAACAAAAAATTCAAGATAAAGAAGGAATACCACCAGACCAACAACGACTTATTTTCGCAGGAAAACAATTAGAAGATGGGCGTACTTTATATGATTACAATATTCAAAAAGAAAGTACTATCCATCTTGTATTGAGACTAAGAGGAGGATTATAAAATTGATTTTATTTTGTACTTTATAGTGACATATATGAAAAACAAAATGAATACTATGAATAAAACAAATGAAAATAGTACAGAATATATATTATCCCTTATATATGAAAATAATAAAAAATTGCCTTTATTAACAAATGATGTCGTGAATTATATAAAAACATATACAGGTGAATTCAAAATACGCAATGGTATTTACATGAAACAAATACCAAGGGCTGATTATCGATATTCTATGTTGAAAAAAAAGCCACTTATAAAATTTTATAAAAATAGTATTACAGATAACAACAAAAAAGGATTTGTATGGTGGAAAGTGAATAATACATATATGATTATTACTGTATATAGTGAAAAAAATAAAAATCCAACGATTAACGCACCTAAAATTTTTCACGAATATTTTTATAATAAAACTAGAATAGTTACAGAAATAAAGTAACGATCAAATAAAATAATTATTTTCGTTTCCCGTCATGACGGTATAATTCAGGACGATATAATTTATAACACCGCATTAGCCAAAAGTCAATATCACCATACCAAGCATCATCATTATATTGACAATTCCAGTTTGGTTTATCAAAATCGAAATTATCTTTCATTGTAAGATACAATTTTCTGTTTTTTTTATCATTTATATCATACCCGCATAATTGTGAAATATATTCAACAGGATTTTTGATAATGATACAATGGCTATTTTCGTTTTTCTTTAACAAACGGTAGCAAATATTTTGAGGCAAATACCAACGCATATCATGAGAATTGATAATATCAATAGTTTCTTCAAATAATTCTGCCAATTTCCATATTTGTAAATCATTTTGTAAATCAATCAAACATATTATTATATTCAATTCTGGATGTTTGGATAAATATTCCAGATTTTCTTTCAACTTACCACCAGAATTATCGTATTCTGGTGGTAAACAACAAAATATATTATAACCCAAAGATGACATGGTTTCTACATTGAGACCTTTCAATCCTTCAAATGCATTATCTCCATCACCCGCCGTCAACATCATTTTTTTTATTTGGACATATTGGAAATGATTGGGTATTTTTGGTTTATCGTTTTTTGTAAAATCAATAATGTTAAATGGAACCATTGTGTTTTTTGCTTTATAAAATATCTATAAAGCAAAAATCATTTCAATTTTTCTTTGTTTTTATTATTTATTTTATTATTTTTTCGTTTTTCTGATGTTCTTATTGGTTATTTTTTTCTTGATATTTATTTTTTTTGTTTTCTGTCTTTTTCTCATTTTCTTTGAAGTCTTATTTGATTTCTTTGATTTCTTTGATTTTTTACCACCCAACATGAGCGTTTCGAAAAAAGGTTCAATCTGTTGACTTTGTATATAATTCATTATATATGTTTTTTCAAGTGCTCTTCCAGTTTGGTTCAAAGAATTGGTCTTAATATAATTTACATATTCATTTATTCTTTCTTCTTTTGTTTTGGACAATAAATTATTTCTATATTCTTCATTTTGATCTAATATTTCAAACCATTTATATGTATCTGTTCTTATATCATATTTTGTATTCATTAAATCGTCTAATTTTTTATAAGTATCATTACAATATGTACTTCCTTCACTGCATAATATTTGAACCGCACTTCCAATTGCAGTTACAAATCTTTCTACAATTCCCCTTGAACAACTATACGCAGTTCCTGTTGAAACTCTTTGTGATGAACAACTTTCATCTAAAAATGATAGTATATATTCTTTTCTAAAATATTCTGGTTGTGAAAATGCAAAATCAACGGATTTTCCAATGATAATTTTATCTACATCGTTTACTGGATCAACATGAAATATTAATTCAGATTGTGTTCTATAATTAAAAACTAAAGTTATTTTTGCACGTTGCATTAATATATTAAATAATTCTTGTTTTGTTTCTCTATCTTGAAATAATTCATCAATTTGTTTTTGGAATTGTTCTTGTATGTAATTATATAAAGTATCAATATTTTCTAAATATTTGTTTATATGACTACTTTTTAAATACTGTTCTATATCAATATTTGGTTCCATTAATTTCAAATATTCATTTCGTTTTGGAAAAATTTGTTTGTATAAATTATGAACTTCATATGCAACACCTTGATGTAATCCCATTCTAGATCTAAAAAGTCTATATATCTGCGTACATTTAGATAATAAATTGTATATATCATGACGTGTAGGTCGTTGTAATCCTTTTTTCATATATTCTATATTCAAATTCCTATTAAGATATGAATAATAATATTGCATTCTATTAAATTCATCCAAACTGGTTGTTTCTTCTTCAATTTCTTTTACAATGAAATATGCTTTTGGTAAAAATTTATCTAAATAGAAATCTTTATTTAGTTTCATTATTTCTTCTGGTGTTGGTTTTCGAAATTGATCTATTGGTGTTTGATACAATTTTTCTCTATATTTTTTCCTAAATAGCTCAATATATGAATCGATATTTGTTGGGTCTATGTTTTCTTCTAATAATATTGTTCTTATTATATCTTTTTCTTTTACATTAGTTTCACTATTTTTTAATCTTTCAATTATTTTGTCAATAATATTATCTGTTCTTTGTCTTGTTAAAGGTTGTTCCACTATTTCTTCATCTTGTGAATTATTTTCTCTTGATCTTTTTGTTGGCATCTAATATATATCTATATTTTTTCGTTGTTATCTTTTTTATGTATTTTTATGTAATACATAAAAAAGTAAAGTTTCTATAACTAAATATCTAATGAAATAGTATTTTTATCAGAACGTTGTTTTCTACGACTTCGTTTTGGCATATTATTGTTTTGCATATCTTTCAATGAAGTAATTGATATCATGGAATCGTCTTCCACTGGATTTTCGTGAATATTCACATTTCGTGTTTTTAAACCAGATAAAATGTTGTCAATATCACTACTTTGTGGACCACGCATTTCAGGACGTGATGATGGTGTTGGTTGTGTAGATGGCGGTCTCATACTACGTTCTTGTTGAGACATATCTTGATATGAATTATTCAATTCAACACCTTGTTCACGAAACATAGCTCCACGTGCGGCATTAATATCTTGACGATTTCCAGGAGCTTCTGTATATGTCATTCCTGGACGCATTGGTGGAGCTTGTCCTTTTGTTTCTACTGGAGCTGGTGGTGGTGGACCACGTGGTTTATTAGATTGTTCTTGCATCATATTATTGGCAAACGCAAATCCTGGTGATTGTTGTGACATTGTATTGACAGTTGCATTGGTAAATGCTCTCATCAATTCTGGACTTTGACGAATTACATCATTAAATCCAGGAGTAGCACTGGATAATGCTTTGTTAGTAAAATTAACAACGGCTGCACTAAAACCTAAACGTAATAACAATGAAAGTTCAGGTGCCATTTTACCGCCTTTGTATTTCTCGTGTAATTCAGAAAATATTTCTTCATAACTATCAATATCTTCACTTACTTGTTCTCCCCAACCATCTAAATTAATGTCAAAAGGATTGAATGCGGCATTTGCATATTCAACAGAATTTACAAATGTCATAAACCACCATCCTTGTAATTTAATACTATCTTTTTTACGTTTATCTTCTAAAGCGGTTTCATATTCATCTTCTACTTCTTCAAAGGATGATTCCATTGTGAAATGTGAAGAATGTTTAATTAATCCTTTTTCATACCATTCTTCTAATTTTTTAATCATCATACGTTTTTTTCTTCTACGTTCTCTATCTGTCATATTTGAATTACTAAAACCTTTATCTCCACCAACTGGAATTTCATTCATTTTAACAAAACCATCCCAAGTTTTAGTATTACCCATTGTTTCTACTGTGGATTGACCTAATTTTGAATCGTTATATTCGTTATCTAAATTAACGGATTTCGAATTTTGTGTAGGTTCATTATTGCCTAAACCAAATAAATTCGATGCAAATCCGGCTAATGACTTTGTTTCACCCGATGGAGTAGATACAGATTTTGTATTACCTGTTCCAGAAAGTTGATTTAATTCATTTTCTAAATTATCTAAATCTCCTAATTCAATATCGATATTATTGGATGAAGATTTCTTTTTATCATTCATTAAAAGTTCAATTCCTGGTCCGAAATTTACAGAAGAACTACGATTTGTATTATTGTCATCAAAATTTAATGAAATTGGTTCTAAATCATTCAATCCAATATCAATGACTTCCATTTATCTTATGTTAATTATACAATTTTTATTTTTAAGTTCTACGCAATGAATAATATATTTTTATTTTTATATTATTTCTCAATATTCTAACTATAAATAGCTAAAATATTTCGGGAATTGTTTGGTCGAGCATATTTACTTTTATCATAATCAAATGTCGCAAAACAACGAATTAAAAATCGGTCTTTACCATCATATTTCGGTTTAAAAGGCGATCTACCATGAACCGCACGTCTATTATCAATTAGGACTATTTCTCCTTGTTTCAAATTATGACTTATTCGTTCTTTGTAATAAATATCTACAATTCTTTTTATCATAACATCATATTGTTCTTCAATTCCTTTCATTAAATCTTGGTCAAATAATAACGTATAATTTTTATCGCTTTTTTTATTGTTCTCGTTATTGTCGTTATTATCGTTGATAATAGAAAAAGGACCACGAATATCTCCATCTATAAATTCATTACCATTTATTTTGAATGATAAATCTACTCCTGTATTCCATAATGGTTGTTTTAATAATTCCATTTCTTCAGATGTAACATTATCTATAATTTTTTGTATTGGTAAAATATGTGTCAATGCATTGACATCCCCACGTAAACAAGCTAAACTTAATATATCAGGACGTAATTTCGAAAATGCTTGTTCTGTATGAATTTCTAATTCAACATTACTACTAACACTGGTTTGATTATTTGCCATGGATTTCATTGGTATAATATCTTGGAATAAACGTCCATAACCTTCTGCTTCATATGATAACATTTCTGCAATGCTATTAATTAAAATACTTTGTATTCTTGCTAAAACAGTTGTTTCTCCTATTTTATGATTATTAGAAGGGGGTGTATCTGCTAATGTTACATTATCTATTGGAATATTTTTTATTAATAGAAATCCAGTAGGAGAACCATGGATAGCAAAATCCATTAATTTATCTTTTATACGTTTCGGAATTCGATGTGACAATATTTTAGATTGTTTACAAAATATTTCGGGATTAATGGATGGGATTGTACCTATTTGGTCTGCAAGGTTTATTAATTTTTGAATATCTTCTTCAGATAAGTTAATTATATAATCACTTTCTGAATAAAAATTCATTCATATATTTTAGATAAGAAAATCCAAAACAACATATAACAAATTATTTGATACATAGTTGTAAAATATACAAATCATAACTATACTTTGTCTCATTTTTATTCCAATCTGTATAATAATATATTGATACTATATAGAATGTCAATATATTTAGAAAATATAGATAAAAATATCGTTGATTTAGAAAAAGAAATAAAAGATAAAGCAGATTATGGATTAACGCTATTAAATAAGATAAATACACAAATTGAAGAGACACCTGATTACTTGTTTCATGATGATGAAAATAAATATAATGAATTTATGGATATGAAAGATAAACATGTAACTATTATTACAAAAATATCGAATGGCATAGATGAAAAAATAAAAAAGTTAGAAAAAATAAAATTAATTATAAATGATTATATCAAAATAAATGATAAAATAAGTGCAATAATAAATAAACAAAGAATTGGGTCATTACTACAACATTCATTGAAAGAAACGGAAAAAATTATGAAAGAGAATAAAATAAAAACAAGAAAAACAATAATACCTGAGTTGATAAAAAATGCTAAAATTACTATTAAAAACAAAAGAGGTGGGAAAAGAAAATCACACAAAAATTATAAATAAATCATACATTGCTAATGTTTTATTTTTTGAATATACCAAATTCCTTGTAAAAAACAATCCGCCAAATCATCTTTTTTTTTTGTTTCTAAAACATGTTTCCATTTTTTAAATTCTGGATTTTCATCTAATAGTTGAGAACATTTTGTAACACCATCTATTTTGTGTTTTTTATATACATTTGAAACAGTCACTTGGGTACCAGTATCTACTTGCAAAGGCGTGAAAGAATTTTTCAATGGAACGCTTTCGGCTTTAGGTTCAAAGGATTTCAATTTATTTGCAGATGAAATAAATTCTATAACAATATTACTATTATTCATTATAAAATATTGTGCCAACATTCCTTGTATTGTTTTCATACGATTTGCAATAGGCGATATTTGGTTCTCAATAATAACATGTGTGATTTCTTGAATTCCATTGATTTCATTTAATAATGTTTTCATATTTTTTCCAATATTAATTAAATCTGTATCATTTGCGGATTTCTGTTTCTTTTTAACAATAGGAACAAAACATCTTTCTTGATAATATGCATGTATTTTGGTTAATAATGTTGCTTTAGTAAGGTTCTCATTATTACCAAAAAAATTTATTTTTTTATACACATTTTTTAATTCATCTACTTTCATTTTATTAAAAAAAGGAGGCGAATTTTCTTTGCAAGGAATAATATAATCACTATTTGACTTAGCATGTTTATCACAAAATAATTGTTCGTTCTTTGAGAACTTTGCAGTATTACCACATAGTTTAGTATTTTTATTTTTGGCTTTTAAATAACAAGTACAATGCTTCTTTTCTATTTCTTCTTTTTCCATTAAATTTATAACATTCCAATCGTAAATGATATGTGGAGAACTTGGCTCCAAATGGAAAATGCAATATGCCATATTTTTTATACCAATATCAAAACTAATTAATTTCATATATAATAATTATAATTATAATATTTATTATATTATTTTGTTACATTATAATATTAGATTATATTATATAACAATGAAAAATTGGATAAATAAGTATAGTATTTTTTTCTTTATTTTGATATTGGTAACATTACTTTTTCCAATGACTATTATTTCCAATATGGATACCATAGCAATACGGTTTATTAGTATTTTTTTAATTGTTTATTACACCAAATTCAATATTTATTATGGTTTAGCTATGTCTTTGTTTATTATATCGTTGAATTATATAAATTTCAATACATCTATCGAAGGATATTCTACAAATAATATCATTAAAGAAATGATAATAGAAGAAGTCACAAAACAAATAGATAAAGTAAAAGAAGGACCAACTGGACCTATTGGAATAATGGGTCCTGCGGGAATTAGAGGACCTACTGGTCCTACTGGCGAAAGTGGACCCATGGGATTACAAGGTCCAACAGGACCTATTGGAGAAACTGGACCACCATATATTGAAAAATCAACGCCAAAATAATTACATTCTTCTCATGATTTCTTCTTGTGTAATCACAGGCGAAATTTTACGAGCATTCAATTGTTCTCTCGATAAATATAAATTTTTTAAATCACTATTTACATATCCAAAAGGTTTGTTGTTATCCAAGAATGAATTAAACATATAAGGATTTGTATTATTTAACATTTTTTCGTTACTATTCAATGGAATATCAGTATATCTTTTATAATAACCGGCATCATTACATGCTTCACGAAAATTATATTCCATTATTTGTTTGGAATTTTCAGTTAAATATTTTCGATATTCCCAATTGGAATGAATATTGTTTTGTTTTATCATTTGATTATTTATTACTGCTTCGGGTTGATAAGAAGCAGTAATTGCACGTCCATCACTCATTAATGGTGGGAATTCTGGATATTTATTATTTGTATTATATCCTAAAGATGACTTTGGAATTGTTTCTTTAATAATAGGATAAGCACAATCTATAGTTTCAAATGTATTGGAGAACATTTTATATAATATATATTATAAAAATATATTATACATACTAATTATTTTCGTCTATATTGCTTTCTAATAATTTTATTAATTCGTGTTTTTTCATTCTACTGGAATCACTTACTAATCCTTTTGATATTACTAATGCTTTTAAGGCTGATAATGACATTTTACGATATACTTCTTTAATACTTTCAGTATTTTTTTGTTCTTCTATGGTTGTAATATTCTCTAAATTGTTATTTTCACCTTCCAATTTTTCTACAATTATGGTATCTGTTTCTTCTAATAATGTAGTGTTTATTTCTTCGATATTGTTTATTTCGTTCTCATTAGCATCATTGGCATCGTTATTGTCATCTAATTCTGTAATAGTATCACCAATTTCAATTGTATCTCCTAATTCAATATTAATCACTTTTACATTGGTTGAATTTTCGTGAGTTTCGTCTTCGTAATGTTCAATGCGTTCATTGTGACTATTACTTTCATCACTTTCGGCACTTTCATCACTTTCATCATCACTATCACTTTGGTCGTTGTCTTCTTCGTCTGTTTCAATTATTTTTTCATTATCACTTTCATTGTCACTTTCGTTACTTTCTTCGTTACTTTCTTTGTCACTTTCATAATCATCATCAGAAACAACTATTTTTTTTTCAACCATTTGTTTACTTGGAATAGTATTCGCAGATAAATTAATAATTTCATCTTTATCATTTGCTTGATAATGTGGTTGTGAAAAAATAGCAGATTTTACATAAGTAATTTCTTTTACAATATTATTAATTATTTCGAACATAGTATCATTTTTATGTTCTAATGAAACCAGCTGTTGTTTAAAGTGAAACACCAATAATAATATTAAAATGAAAGTAATTCCTAAACTAATAAAAAAGAATGTATCAATGTAATTAAATATTCCCATTTAGTATTTTCATATATTTAATTATAAAAAAATAAACGAAATGAGTAAAAAATATAATATAAAGTATTATATAATAAAATGGACAGACCAATGATGCCTATGAATACCAATATACCTTCTAATAATGACTATTATAACAAAAACTATATTATTATTGCTTTATTGATTTTACTAATTTTATCCTTTTTAGGCATAAATATATTAGTCATTTTCGGTAATTTCATACAAACTATTGTAACTATTTTCGGTCCTTTAGTAACACAAATATTATCTGTATTTGGTTATACTGCAGGAACACTCATTGATAAATCCGCCGAAATTGTAACAGACACTGCTAAAACTGGTATTGATATTGCCGGCGGTACAGTTGGTTCTATTGGCGATTTAATAAAAGATGCCAGTAAACAAGGTATTGATCCAAGAGCAAAAAACCAATTAGATCAATCCATTAATGTATCTAAACAACAACCTAAACAACCTGAACCCGATTCAACTACCAATCCTATTCAAAAACCAATTACATCGAATAAAGCAGGATGGTGTTTAATTGGTGAATATGAAGGTCGTAGAGGTTGTATCCAAGTTGGTCAAGAAGATAAATGTTTATCTGGTCAAGTATATCCAAACCAAAAAATGTGTTTGAACCCAACTTTGACAACGAACGTGTAGATATTGTAGACAAATATTATACATTACAAAAAATATATAAATAGTACATAATTATATATTTTATACCATGATGGAAATAGATGAACCAATGTCAGATGAGTTTCCAGAGTTAGAAAAGTATTATGATACCAATACACCCGATATAATGAATATTGATTATAATTTATATGTTATTGAATGGGTTCACGAATTTATATTAAATTGTAATTTTGTTTTTACTAGGATCGATATGTATACAGGTGTTCTCTATATAAATATTATAAATCGTTTGAAAGAAATAACAAAAACTTATTTTCAAATAAAAGATGATATAAATTATCACTCGCTACATTATTTATATAATCCAGAAGACTTTTTGGATGAAATATTTTATTGTCGTGGTAAAAATAATTTTTGGTTTAAAAATTACAATGAAGCAAAAGAATTATTAGATGCATTCGAATTGATGAGTTATACTATTTTTAATTATAACACTGAAAAAGAATTTGATAACCAATAAACAGGTTGAACTAAACTCAATAACCGTATAAAATAAATCCACTATTTGTTTCATTCGAATTGCTTGTATCAATAGAACAATTCCTATTCATTTTACTGATATCTGTTGGATTGCATATAATAGTTGTTTGTAAACTATTAAAGTAAGTTGTATATGTTGCACTATTAGCCAAATTTTCGTTGTTGTATGTTACAGATATATTACATTTCAATTTAACATCATAAATATAACCGGATTGCGTATATAAATATAAATCAGAAACTTTTAATTTTCCCAAATATAATTGTCCATTGTAACTATAGAAAGGTTCATATATAGTAGTTGAGTTCAACGATGTATCATAAGTCAAAGTGGAAATACTTGGTAATGTTATATTCGGTAATGGAACTAATTGAACTGTAGAGTTATTATAATACACACTAACAATTACAGAAGTTAACGTAATGGTTATATTATCAAAATGTATAATATCATTTATATTTGTATTCTTTATAGTACTTTTAAAGTAAATACACAAAGGAATATCAAAACCAAAATAATTTCTATATTCATCATTATTATTTATAATATTCAATGAAAATAAAGTGGTTTCAGTGTTATTAGTCATTTCTATATTTTTATTAATAATATAAGAATAATTCGTGGTTTGTTCTTCGTTTATTAAACCATATGAATTTGTATTAGTAGAATAATTATACAATGGTATAGTAACATCTCTTACCAAATTTATAATGGATCCAGGAACATCACTGGAAGATGTAGGAGTTGGTATCATATCAGTATTACAATATGGTATATTACCTTTTATAATTTGGTATGTTATATTACCATTTTCATCTATATTTTCTATATATTTATCTGGAAATCTAACAATCACATCTGTATATATAGGGACATAACTATATCTATTGGAATAATTTCTTATAGCAACATTACCATTATCATCTGAAGTATAAATATCGGTTGCTATAGGAGACGGAACATAATGCACTTCTTTTAATACAATATCATTGTATTGTTTTGGTTGATTTTTTCCATTCACTAATAAAGACCATTTATTTGCTTTTGTATAATTATTTGTTTTTGTATTGGATTTATTTGCGCTATATTGTAATATTTCTGCTTTTCTACGCATGTCTAATTTAAAAGGCGTTATAGATGCATTTCCAGAATATGGCGATACAGGGTTGTAACGTATAGGTGGAACATTGAATAATAATTGTCTTCTTCGTTGTTGACAAATATTACTTATATTTAAATCAGTATTTGACATATCTAAATAATATACATATAATAAAGCATATTATTTAACAATTTATTTTTTCATATTATAGTTTGGATGCATACCAAAGGTTCGATAAATAAGAGTAATTACCTTTTGCTGTTTGGTCACTTGTTAATTTCGATGTACTTGTATTAGGACCACTGGATAAAATAGAATTTATTTCAAAAATATTCAATGCTTTATTGAAATATCGTAAATCCGCTAATTTACCCGAAAATCCGCCATTTTGACAAACATAAACGTCATCATAATTTTGTTTTGGAACATTCTTTAATACTATTCGGTTGGATATGGTTCCATTGATGTAAGTATCCAATAATGTATTTTTCAATCGTATAATTACATTGACCCATTTTTTAATAGGAATATTACTTATATCTACTATTTCATTTACATTATCAGGGGATACTGTATTCATAATAATATGAAATGTATTTTGCGATGGTGCTAAATATAATCCTGGAGCGTTATTTACAGAAGCAATATTACTGTTTTCATTAAATAGATTATCGCCTTTACTAAAAATGTGTTGATATTTGTTTGCACTTGTTCCTAAATCGTTTAAATATACCCATACTGACCAAGTAAATTCCATTCCAGTATTTTCATTATTGGATTTCAATATTGGAACCGATCTGGAATCGTTTGGATTTTGGGGAATTCTAACTGGATATGAACCATCTATCATACCTTTTACTAAATATGGGTTGTTCGATGGTAATATGAAGTAACCGATTAAAGAAATTCCTAAACTTAATAAAAACATAAATACTATGACAATTAATAATAAAAATGCAAATTTGGCAATAATAGAATTCGAAAAAGAAAAAGAAGATGTTGCACCTGGTTCTTTGGAAAATTGGTCTAATGAATTATTTACATTGGTTTTCATATTTGAAATAAAAGAATTTACATTATTTGCTATATTATTTGTACCTTCTGAAATATTGGTTGTTGCATTCTTTAATGTATTTGTATCCATTCTAAAATAATTATATATTATAGAAATATATAACTATTGAAAATTAAAACAATTTTATATTTGAAAATTCGACACTATCTTTAATTAATGCCAAATTAGCATTATAAGTACCAATACCAAATATTCCACCAGTAACACCATTTCCTTTATTATAATTATTCCAAGCGGTTTGAGGATCCATTGGTCTAATGGTTCTTGTAAAATTGGCAATAGTAGCATCAAATTGACCCATTACAATAGGAGAACTGGTGGCATCACTTGGTTGTTTTGCATCACCTGATAATTTTTGTGTTTTTACTAATTTACCATTGATATAACAATCGATTATTCTACCATCTACACTAACAATGATATAAACCCATTTTTGTAATGGGAAATTGTCAGTAATAATAACAGTTTCAACACCTTGTGTTTTTGTAATATCACATTTTAATGTGGGTGTATTGGTTTCTAAGTATAATTTGATATTATTAATACGACCAAATATTGTTTTCATAGAATTATTATTCCAAGAATTTACGTAAACCCAAACGCCATAAGAATAATTCAAGTTCGCAGGTTTATCTATACTTGTAATATTTGGTTGAGAATCATTCAAGTTAGCCGATTTAGTAATCGTTTTAACTGCACCAATATAGTTGGCATATAAATAGTATACTAAAAATACAATGATTATCCCTAAAATAATAACAGTATAATTCATTCTAATATATATTATTATAATAGTTTATTTATTGAAAAATGATTTTATTCGAATATTGGCGGATTGCTAAACATCAATAAATTATAACCATTCGTTATTTCATTTTTAGTAAGTGAATTTTTATAATACATAATGTTACAAATAGCACCATCTAAACCATTATTACTTCCTAATTTTATTATTCCATTGTTATAATTTAATGGATCCTTTAAATGAAACGTTTTTTCTAAATTACCGTTAATAAATACGTCGATTACTGTTGATTGAACATTCATCACTATATTATTCCATTTTTGTCCTTCATTCGAAAATGTATATTTATTATCATTGAAATAAATGACTATTTTATCTTTTTCGTTTGCATCTTCTATATTATTTATGTACGCAATCTTTGGTTTACTATCATTCATATCCATGATATTACATTCAGTTGAATATGATTGAAAATTATTTGATTGAGGATTTATATAAACCCATAATGAAATGGCAAAATTTTGTCTATAATTTCCATCTTCATTATTTTTATTTATTTTTCTTGGTAATGAAATAATATTTTCTTTATTTAAAAACCTTGCATCTTTTAATATAACAACATTATTGGTAAGAACATATATTTTTAGTAAACTTGGTACATATAAATATCCTAATATTAATAATAATTCAATTATAAACAAAATATATGTGGTATTTGCAGTAATTTTCAATTCATTTTTAATATATTGAACAAAATCGATTAATAAACAAGGTATATAAAAGAATAATCTTATAAAAAATCCAGACCAACCCGTGGTTGTTCTAAATTGTTGTATAAACATTAAAAATATCATGGATAATGCGACAAGTACTATCAATCCTATCAACATATAAAAAATATATTTTGTAATTAATAGTTGGGTTGGGGTAATATTTGTAAAAACGTAATATAATAATAAACCAAATACTAATAGTGCCGCAAAAATAATAAACATATTATTTCCTTTAATGGGGATTGAATTTTCTCCTATATTGGTGGATGAAGATGGTTTCAAAAAATAAAATAATATACTTATTGGAATAATGATCATCATTGTATAGGTAAATATTTCTGTTGAAAATTTGATTTTATTATGTGAATAATAAAAAAACAATATTGTAAAAAGGATTATTATTGTAAATGTGAATAAATATATCAAAAAATTATTTCGTTCTGCAAGTAACTCATTTGTTGATGGTTGGATTAACCATTTTATAAATTCTTTGAATTCCATACTATATAAGATATTATAAATATAAGATATTATATATAATCATAAAAACCATTATAAATTCTCTATGGTCGTTTTTTTCCCGTGGCAATCTCTACACAAAGCTACTAAATTACTTACTTCATTCGAACCACCATGTTCTAATCGTATTTTATGATCGACTTCATACCAAGCAGTTAATTGTTTATTACAATCTCCACATCTCCAATTTTGATTTGAAGCAACAAATTTCTTTTTTGTTTCACTAACGGATCGTTTTGTTTTACCTGATCGTAACATCATATTTTGTTGTTCTCTCATTGGTATAATAGGATAATTATAACCATTATTCATTCCACCTTTCCACATTTGGTCATTCATTATATTTTGTTTGGTTGTAAAATCTAAAATGGGAGATAATATACTGGATGCATTTTTATCCACTGGTAAATATTTGACGTAGTCATTGGAGACAGATAACATTTTCTGTGCTTGTAATGGATTTTTTTTCATTAACCAATAAATCATCAATGCTCCTATTGCTACACCCGCCATTTGATAATATTTTTTCCACGTTAATGCTTGTCTTAAATATTTACCATCTGTGTAAATATTTGCCATTATTAATCCAGTTATTATTATTAATACTATTTCAAATCGCATTCTATGATATAACTATATTTTATGCATAGAATAAATTATTATTTATCATAATAAAGATATATCAAAAATACACATATTAAAATGAAAGCAATATGAATATAATGCTTTCTTAGATTTATTTTTTCAGATAAATAAATAGGTTTTGGTTTGTATTCATTTTTATACTTATCTAAACTCATTTGTAAAGAATATTCTTCTTTTCCTAATGCGTAATTAAATTTATTATGTATAAAATGAACCCAACGTATAAAAGATGCTTTATTATCTAAATAAGGCGTTACTGGATATTTATCTAACATATTACTAAATTTATTTCCCATTTCTGAAACTGGTATAAACAATGGCATATTTTGTATTAAATCATAATATTTTCGTTTGGTAACTTCATTTGGATTATCAGGATATGAATGTGCTACAGTATGTAGAAAAAACCAATAATGTGGTCCCCAAATGGATGGTTCAAATAGCATGTATTTATAATTATATAAAGACTATGGATTATAATACTGTAATATAATCGTATAAAATGAATGATAATTATTGTAATAATTGTGGTAAACAAGGACATTTATATCACCAATGTAAAATGCCGATTACCAGTATTGGTATAATAGTATTTCGATATAATGAACAAAATAATATTGAATATTTAATGATAAGAAGAAAAGATACTTTAGGATTTATCGATTTTATGCGTGGTAAATATTCTATTTATAACAAAGATTATTTGATTAATATGTTCAAACAAATGACTTATAGTGAAAAAGAAAGAATACAGAAAATGAGTTTTGATGAATTATGGAAAGATATATGGAAAACCGATAATATTTCTAACCAATATAAAGTCGAAGAAGTAATATCCAAAGAAAAATTCAATTCATTGAAAAATGGTATATTAAACCGAAATGTATTTTATAGCATTGATACCATTATTCAAGATACTAAAAATGATAATTGGGAAGAACCTGAATGGGGTTTCCCCAAGGGTCGCAGAAATTATATGGAAAAAGATTATGAATGCGCAGTGCGTGAATTTGTGGAAGAAACTGGGTTTAATTTTCATAAATTGAAAAATATACAAAATGTTTTACCGTTTGAAGAAATATTTACCGGTTCCAATTATAAATCCTATAAACATAAATATTTTATTTCTTATATACATTATGACGAAACAATGCCGATGGATAAATATGAAAAAACGGAAGTTAGTAAAATGGAATGGAATACTTTTGAAGATTGTTTAAATAAAATAAGACCGTATAATTTAGAAAAAAAAAGATTAATTACAAATGTTAATAATACATTAACGAAT